CCCTGACCAGTACCGCCAGGCCAAGACAGCATACGAACACTCTCTCCAGACGTTCAACGGAATCCGTGGACAGGTGGAAGACTTCGTACAGCGGACCAAACAGACACAGGAAGCCGCGTTGAAGGCGCAAGCCAAAGAAGCGGTGGCCGTCTTGAAGACGACCATTCCTGGGTGGAATAACGAGTTGTACGCCCAGATCGGTGAGTTTGCCCAAAAAGAGTTGGGTTTCGCGCCGGAAGAGTTCAACAACATCGCTGACCACCGCGCTATCCGGTCCATCTGGAGTGCCATGCAGTACCACAGGGGTCGCAAGGTCGTGACTGAGAAGAAAGTCAAAGTCGCACCTACCAAAACTTTGTCTGACAAGAGGGCAACGGAATCTAAGGTCGTTCACAGCCGTAAACAGATGAATAAGCAGCGCGAAGTGCTGCGGAACTCTGGGAAGGTAGACGACGCTGTTGCACTCTTGGCTAATCGCTTAAGGTAAATCAAAATGGCTACAATTTCTGGCGTTGCAAAAACTTATGACTTGGTCGGCAAGCAAGAAGATGTCGAAGACATCATCTATGACATCTCGCCTACCGACACTCCATTCCTTTCGTCCATTGGCACGTCCAAGGCGAAAGCTACTAACCACCAGTGGCAGCAGGACAAGCTGGCCTCACCCGCAGCCAACAAGGCTGTTGAAGGTGCGGCTGCTGGTGCTGCAACCGCTTCTGACACCACGCTGAAGTCTGCAAACACGCAGATCTTTAAGGGTGTTGTTGAAGTCTCCGGTACGGCTCGCGCCATCGGCCTTTACGGTCGTGCGGACGAACTGGCCCGCCTCGTTGCCAAGAAGGGCAAGGAAATCAAGCGCGACATCGAGTTCGCGATGGTGGGTAACGCGCAGGCTGGTACTGCTGGCAACGGCACGACTGCCCGTGAACTGACTTCGGCTCAGAACCAGATCGCTGCTGGCACGACCAACACGAACGGTACGAACCGTGCGTTCACTGAAACGATCCTTCTGGACGTTATGCAGAAGGTCTTCACCGCAGGCGGTATGCCTAACCAGCTTCAGGTCACCCCATCGCACTCGCTGATCGTCGCCGGCTTCGCAGCCGCTTCGGGACGCACTCGCGACTTCGGTGTGCAGAAGAAGCTCGTTAACGCGGTTGACCTGTACGTTTCGCCATTCGGTGAAGTTGCAGTGGTTCCTAACCGCTTCCTCAACGCCAACACCGCACTGGTTCTCGACACCGAGTACTGGAGCCGTGCGGTTCTCCGCCCAATGGCCACCACGGTCTTGGCGAAGGACGGCGACAGCGAGAAGCGCATGATGCTCACCGAACTGACGCTCGTTTGCGAAAACGACGAAGCTTCGGGCTTGGCGAGCGCACTGACCGCGTAAGCAAATAGGGGGAGAGCGGCAGTTAAGTGTCGCTCTCCTCTTTACTCTTGAATGAAAGATCCCTGATGTCCGACGAACTTAAAACTACCCTTGAGTTTGACCGCAACACGGGGCTTCACACGCTGCGGCACACGCAGGACGTAACTTCGATCATCGACGCGAACAAACGCGCACAGGCCGATAGCATTGGCACGAAATTCGGCGACTTCGCGAAGGTCGCCAGCATTCCTTACTCCGTAGTGCTTGAGTGGAAGCAGAAGTACGGCATCAACGCGATGGCCCCTTCCCCCGAAGACAAGATCCGCATGGTTGCTTTATTGAACGATCCAGACTATGCATTTCTTCGGACACGCGGAGGTAAGTTGTGAGCATAACCACCTACACCGAACTGAAAGCCGCTATCGCCGACTGGCTTAACCGCGACGACATTTCAGACGCCCGCCTTAGCGATTTCGTGCAGATGGCGGAGAACCGCATCTTCCACGTCTTACGCATCCCGCCGATGGAGCGGTACGCAAACATCACCACCGACAGCGAAGGCAAAGTGGCGATCCCTGGCGACTTCTTGGAAGCGAAAGACGTCATCTTCAACAGCAAGGCTCTGGACCGCATTTCGACGACCGAGTTTTATGCCCGTGACGCCGCGCAAGGCACCCCGATTTCGTTCATGCGTGAGACGGTGTATCTGCGCCTGTGGCCAACGCCAGGCCCAGACCTGACAGGCCTTAGCTTGGTGTATTACGCACTGCCGACCGCGTTGTCTGTGTCGAACGCGACGAACGCCGTGTTTTCGATGGCCCCCGAACTGTATTTGTACGGCGCGCTGGTCGCAGCCGGCGTCTACCACGGCTCACCTGTCGAGAAGATTCAGGTGTGGTCGGAGACGTTTAACGACACAATGCAAAGGTTGATGGAAAACGCTCGTCAGAGCGAGGTTTCCGGCGCCACCAACACTGTTCAGAGCGGATACTGATAAATGTCTACGTCGAGCTTCTTTGCCGGTGGCGAGTCACCGCAGACCAACATCTATGAAGACGACGCAGCAGCAAGTGCTGCGGCAGCGGCGGCGAGCGCCTTAGCTGCGGCTTCGTCGTCGCGCATTGAGATGCGCGTAACGGCGACCCACATTCAATACAAATACGTTGACGGCACGACATGGGTTGACCTTATCGCCTTGGCCGACATCGACGGCCCGCAAGGGCCGGTCGGTCCTACCGGCGCCACCGGAGCCGTAGGCGCAACTGGCCCCGCCGGAGAAACAGGCGCGACCGGCGCAAAAGGCAACACGGGCGATCCAGGCCCAACAGGCGCTACCGGAGCGACGGGTGCCACAGGCGCCACAGGCGCGCAAGGCCCAGCCGTAGAACTACAGAAGACCGCAACTCACATCCAGTGGCGGGTTGTGGGCGCAACAACGTGGATCGATCTCGTCCCACTGGCCGACTTAGAGGGGCCACAAGGCCCAACAGGCGCGACGGGCGCCACCGGAGCCACAGGGGCGACAGGGGCGACAGGGGCAACCGGCCCAGCAGGCCCAACCGGCCCAGCAGGCGCTGATGGCGCTGATGGCGTCATCCAAACCATCACGTCAGCAGATGGTTCGGTGACAATCACCGGCACGGCAGATATAGACTTGTCGGTTGCTGTTGCGGGCGCGACTTCTAACGTCCTGTTGCCTGTTCGCAACACCACGGGTGCAACGCTCGCAAAAGGCACCGCGGTATATATCAGCGGCGCCAGCGGTCAGATTTCCACTGTCAGCAAGGCAATCGCAACAAGCGATGCAACGTCGGCGCAGACATTGGGCTTGGTCACCGCGAACATCGCCAACAACGCCAATGGCAACGTGACGCTCATTGGTACAATCACCAACATTGACACCTCTGCATACACAGATGGTCAGCAGCTTTATCTCAGCCCCACAACGGCTGGAACGCTGACCGCCACCAAGCCATATGCACCTGACCACTTGGTTTATATGGCTGTTGTGGAACACGCTCACCCCTCGCAGGGTAAGTTGTTCGTTAAAGTTCAAAACGGCTATGAAATGGACGAGCTTCACGATGTGTCGGCTCAAAGCCCAAGCAACGGCCAGACCATCGTTTACAACAGCACGACAGGTCTTTGGGAAAAGAACACGGTATCGCTGATCGATGGTGTCAACGGGACGCTCTCCGCTGCCAAGGGCGGCACAGGGCTAACCTCCCCTGGCACTGCTGGTAACGTCCTAACCAGCGATGGCACGGGTTGGGTATCCTCCGCGGCGGCTGGCGCGGGCATCACCATCAGCGAAACGCCACCACCATCTCCAACAGCGGGAACAGTGTGGTGGGATAGCGACACTGGCATTCCATACATTTACTACAACGACGGCACATCATCGCAGTGGGTTACATTTGCTATGGGGCCATCTGGCTCTAACGGAACGAATGGCACTGACGGAATAGCCGTTTACCCGCAAAACATTCAAAGCGGAAACTACACGCTGCAATTAAGTGACGCTGGGAAGCATATTTATTCCAGCAACACTGGCGCACAGACGATCACAATACCAACCAATGCGTCGGTTGCATTTCCCATTGGTTCGGTAATTACCATTGTAAACATGGGAACGAACGCCATCACGTTGAGTGCATCAGGTGTTTCGATTTTCCCCATTGGCAGCTTGACCGCTTTGACCAACCCAAGGTTGGGTTCTGGCGCTCCAATGCAGTTAATAAAAACTGCTACAAATGCGTGGAACATACTGACTGGTGGAACTGTAACGTCAACATCCGCATCTTATCTGATTGTTGGTGGTGGTGGTTCTGGTGGTTCAAACAATGCCAACATGGGAACTGGTGGTGGTGGCGCTGGTGGATTGTTTGCAGGGACTTCAGCTTTAACTTTCGGCACAACCTATACAATCACGGTTGGCGCTGGCGCTGCGGTGCAATCAGGCAACGGTAATGGCAATACGGGAAGTAACTCCTCGGCCCTAAGTATAACGGCTTCTGGCGGCGGCGGTGGTAGCGGCGTAGCTAGTGGCAACGGCGTTTCTGGCGCTTCTGGCGGCGGTGGCTCTGGAACCTTTGCATCTGGAACTACATCCGGCGGTGCTGCTGTAGGTGGAGGCGGTAACGCTGGCGGTGGCGGTCAAAACAGCACAGCAGACGCCGAAGCCCAAGTAGGCGGCGGTGGTGGCGGCAGCGCGGCTGCGGGCTTGGCTGGCACGGGAATTGCTGGCGGTAATGGCGGTGCGGGTGCAGCTAATTCAATTACTGGTTCGTCTGTAAACTATGCTGGCGGCGGCGGTGGTGGTAAGCGAGTAGCTGGCACGGCGGGAACTGGCGGCATTGGCGGTGGCGGTAACGGCGGCGCAGATGCCAATGGAAGTGCAGGAACTGCAAACAGGGGTGGCGGCGGCGGTGGCTGTGGCACAGGAGGCGGAACATTCCGCACAGGCGGCGCAGGTGGTTCGGGTGTTGTTATACTTTCGATCCCAACAGCCGATCATAGCGGTATCACCACAGGTTCGCCAACGGTCACGACAAGCGGATCGAACACAATTCTGCAATTCAATTCATCAGGAAGCTATACGGCATGACCGCATTAAACTTTCCCGCAAGCCCAACGGTGGGCCAAGTTTACACTGCAAATGGCGGCTCTTGGATATGGGATGGCACTGTTTGGGTTGGTGGCAACGTCACGCCAGCAACTTCAGGCGGCACTGGGCTGACATCATCAGGCGCTGCTGGCAATGTGTTGACCAGCAATGGGACTGGATGGGTGTCCAGCGCAGCACCATCAAGCGCGGTTACATACCCACAGAACGTGCAGTCAGGCAATTACACGCTTGTGCTGGCCGACGCTGGCAAGCAAATCTATTCGGCCAACACTGGCGCACAGACCATCACAATCCCGACAAACGCATCGGTGGCTTTCCCGATTGGGACAGTGATTACGATTGTGAACCGTGGGACTAGCACGATAGTTTTTAGCACGACTGGCGTTTCTGTAATTCCGAATGGTTCGGCTTCGGCACTTCCCAGCACTACCCTAACGGCAAACAACTCGGTACAACTACTTAAAACGGGCACTAACACTTGGGAAAGTACGTTTGGTACACTCACCGCTGGCACATATTCGTACCTTAGTGTTGCCGGTGGCGGTGGCGGTGGTAGGCTTTCTGGCGGTGGCGGCGGCGGCGCTGGCGGCATGGTTACAGGGACCGGTACGCTTGCGGCGGGGACATTAACAGTCACCGTAGGCGCGGGTGGTGCAGCCGGAGGGGCCGCAATATCTACTCCCGGAGGAAACTCATCCATAACAGGCACGACTGCCGCAGTAGGTGGCGGACGCGGTGGACAAGACGCGACTGTTGGAAATAGCAACGGCGGGAGCGGCGGCGGCGGCGGCGGCTATGATGGTTCCACCAGTATTGCAGGGGGTTCTGGTACAAGCGGGCAAGGTAACAATGGCGGCGCAACATTCGGTGCTCAATTCTCTGCTGGCGGTGGCGGTGGCGCTGGTGCAGCCGGAAGTAATGGTGGTAACACAGTCGGGGGCGCCGGAGGCGCAGGTCTTGCTTCGTCAATCACTGGCACCTCAGTCACACGGGCTGGCGGCGGCGGCGGCGGTCAAATCTATAACGGCGGCATCGCATTGGGTGGTAGCGGTGGCGGTGGTAACGGCGCCTCGAACGCGGCAGCCGCAACAGCAGGTGGCACTAACCTTGGCGGTGGTGGCGGCGGTTCCGGAGGTGGTGCGGCAGCGGCTGGCGGTTCAGGTGTGGTAATTATTTCATCCCCTATTGCAGCAGCTTCAACTACAGGCTCACCAACGGTAACAACGTCCGGCGGTAACACAATTTACCAATTCAACTCATCCGGCTCAATTACATTTTAAGGACGTACAATGGCACATTTTGCAAAAGTTATTGACGGCATCGTCACCGAAGTTCTGGTCATCGAGCAGGACGTTATCGACACGGGCCTATTCGGAGACCCTGCACTGTGGGTGCAGACTTCGTACAACACACACGGTGGCCAGCACCCAGAGGGCCGTCCATTGCGTAAAAACTACGCTGGTATTGGCTTTACCTACGACGCGGATCGCGATGCGTTTATCCCGCCACAGCCGTTTGCGTCGTGGACGCTGAACGAAGATACCTGTCTGTGGGACGCACCAACAGCCTACCCGGATGACGGCAAGCTGTACCGTTGGGACGAAGCCACACTGGCTTGGGTAGAAATACAATTGCCGGAAGACACAATTTCCGCTATGCCGAACTAACTTAGCGGGGACTTCGGCGTGACACTTCAAACATCTGGCGCAATATCATTAAGCCAAATCCAAACTGAGTTTGGAGGCGCGAACCCTATCGCCATGTCTGAGTATTACGCAGGCGGCGCCAACGTCCCTAGCAGTACATCAGGCGTCAACGGCGCAGTGCCGGCATCCGGCACGATCTCCATGTCGAAGTTTTTCGGTACATCCGACGTTTCCTTCTCGCCAAATGGCGGGACATCTGCTGGAACAGCAGTAGCCCTGAGCAATACAGGTAATCTCTACGCCAGTGTTACAATCACTTGCAACCAGTCCGCGACGTGGAATTGGTCGAATTATGCAGGATTCGGCGGTTCTGTGTCTGTCGCCAACGGCGGCTCCTCAACCAGCATCACTTTTAGCATCAGCACTACAGAGTTTGGCGGCACCAAAAACGCGTCATACACAGTGAGCGCCACCGCAGCGGGGGTCACTCGCTACTGGGATGTCACAGTTACAGCCGAGGACTTCTCATAATGAGCGATCACCCAAACACCGACGTTGAACTGGCCCTGCTGCGCGCAGACATGGACCAGATGAAAGAGGACATGAAGGGTCTTCGCCAAGACACCAAAGACCTTCTCGACGCTTGGAAGACGGCGACCAACGTACTGGCATTCGTCAAGTGGACGGCTGGCCTAGGCACAGCAGTGGCTTTTTTGTGGGCCGCATTCAAGGCAAAGTTGGGAGGCTAACCGGATGTTGACTGACCCCAAATGGTTGAGTTACGCCCGCGGCAAGATCGGGGAGCGCGAGATCAAAGGCCCACGGCATAACCCGTGGATCGTTCGCGGCTTGGCCAAGCTGAAGGCTTGGTGGGCGGACGACGAGACGCCGTGGTGCGGGTTCTTCGTGGCGCATTGCATGGAAGAGGCAGGACTGCCTTACCCCAAGCACTGGTATCGCGCGAAGGGCTGGGCCGAGTATGGCGCGAACTTACGCCCTGAACGCATCGCGCCTGGCGCGATTCTGGTCTTCGACCGCATCGGCGGTGGCCACGTTGGTTTCTACGTTGGCGAAAGCATTCGCCATTACTACGTCTTAGGCGGCAACCAAGGCAACAAAGTCAGTATCGCCCCAATCTCAAAGGATCGGTGCGTTGCTATCCGCTGGCCCAAGGACGAAGCCGTCATCGGCACGATGGTCTACATGACCGGCGGCAAAGTTTCTACGAACGAAGCATAAGGAGAAAGACTATGTTTAAGGGCTACAAAACGTACATCACAGCTGGCGTTGCCATCATCACCGCTGTGGCTGCATACGCCACTGGCGATGCAGACGCGATGCAAACCGCCAACTTGGTGTTCACCGCGCTGATGGCTGCGTTCATCCGCCACGGTGTCGAAGATACGGCGAACCCATACAAGTGATACAGGGCATCAAGCAGCTGCTGGGCCTCTTGCAGGCGATCTTTCGCCTGTTCGGGGACAGGCAGCTGCTTGAGGCTGGTAAAGCGCAGCAGCGCGATGCAGATAAGACGGAGGTCGAAGAACGTGTTGAACAAGCTAAAGATGCTTTGGCCACTCCTGATCCTGTCCGCGACGAGCGGCTGCGTAGCCGCTTCGACCGCTCCCGCCGTAGTCAGTGACTATTGCAGGATCGCAACGCCGATCAGCTATGACGCCACAAGCGACACAGCGGAGACGGTTGTAGAGATTGAGGCCCACAACAGCAAGTGGGCGTGTGTTTGTGAAAGCGACTGTCCGAATAAAACGGTCGTCAATTAACCGCTTCTGTGTTATCGCAGGCGTGAAAGGGTGTTTTTATGGGTCTTGAGAGCGCGACATACATCGACGGATTGGTCGAAACAAACCCGACGTCGTCGGACAACGCCAACCAAGGCGACAACCATCTGCGCCTGATCAAGGCTGCGATTAAGGCGACCTTCCCCAACATCACAGGGCCGGTGACGGCCACGCACACCGCACTTAGCGCAGCGTATCTACCCCTGACCGGCGGCACTGTGTCTGGCCCGATTACTGCCTCTGGCGGGGTGGTGGGTAACGCCTCGACCGCCACGGCGCTCCAGACCGCCCGCACCATCAACGGCGTGTCGTTTAACGGCACGGCCAACATCTCGTTCAACACCGACACCGTGGCAGAAGGATCGACAAACCAGTACTTCACCACTGCCCGCGCGAGGGCCGCAATCAGCGCAGCAGGCGATCTCTCGTACAATCCGACCACTGGTGTCATCAGCTTCAGCGCGACAGGCGCTCCTGTCATCAGCGTGGCTGGCAAAACAGGCTCGGTAACGCTGAACACGGCAGACGTCGCCGAAAGCACGAATCTTTATTTCACCAACGCTCGCGCTCGTACAGCGATCAGCGTGTCAGGCGCAGGCTCGTACAATAGCTCGACCGGCGTCATTACGATAAACGCGGCTCCCGTGACCAGCGTGGCCGGCAAGACTGGCGCAGTCACACTGGCCATCGCGGACACCTCCGGCCTTCAGACGGCGCTCGACGGGAAGTTCTCCGCCAGCGGCGGCACCATCTCAGGCAACGTGTCCGTATCCGGCACTGTGACCGCCACTGGCGACATCACGGCGTTCTCGGACGAACGCACCAAGAGCAACGTCGAGACGATCACCGAGGCGCTGTACAAGGTAAAGGCGATGCGTGGCGTCAGCTACATCAGCAAGTTCAACATGGAAGAGCGCATCGGTGTGATCGCGCAAGAGGTTGAGCGCGTCGTGCCAGAGGTCGTACACACTCACGAAAACGGCCTGAAGAGCGTGGCGTACCAGAATTTAGTCGGCCTGCTGATCGAAGCCATCAAGGCTCTTGAACTGCGGGTCGCGGAGTTGGAGTCCCGCTAATGGTCATGGTTCCCCTGCGGAACATCGGCGCTGGCGGGCTTGTCCCCGATCAGCAGCCGTATGACGTCGAACTGACCCAGTTCGCCGCAGGCAATAACGTGCAGATGTTTAACGGTCGTCTGGGCAAGTCTCTCGGCTACGTCGATGTGACCACCGTGGCCAATGCGCCGACGCACGTCGCGGGCTGGTTCGTTGACGGGAACAACACTTTGGTCGTCGGCACAGCCAATAACCTTTACCGCTACACAGGCACCAGCGTTGTAAACGTCACCGCAGCGGCCTACACCAGCGGCTACGCCAACAGCCCCCGTTGGCAGACCAGCCAGATCGGCTTCGGCTTCTTGGCGAACAACGGCAGCGACAAACCGCAATACATGGCGCCAAGCGGCACCGCGTTTGCTGACATCGCCAACTGGCCAACGAATTTACGCACAAACTGCATCAAGCCTTTCGTCTCCTTCTTGGTGATGGTTGGCTACACAAACGGTTCGACCGAATACCCGTACACTGTGCGTTGGGGCGATGAGTTCGACCCGACATCGGTGCCAGGCAGCTATGACATCACCAGCACCACGAACTTGGCCGGTGAAAACATTCTCGGTGGCCGTCTAGGCAGGCTGATCGACAGCTTACCGCTTGCGGGCAACAACATCATCTACGCCGAACGTGGCGCGTACTCAATGGCATTCATTGGCGCCCCGCTGGTGTTTGCGTTTCGCGAACTGTTCGACGACGGCGGCATCATCAACCGCGGCGCGGTCTGCGTGTTCGACAACCGGCATTTCGTGGTCGGGCGCGACGACATCTACATCCACGACGGCTCGTCGAAGCAGCCCGTGGCCACGAAGCGTGTCAAAGACACGTTCTACAGCAGCGTGGCCGACGCCCGCAGCGTGTTCGTCACCCACGAACCTTCGACAAACGAGATATGGATCGGGTACGCCGATAAGAACGCCTCCAACGTCGAAACAGCCAACAGGGCAGCAGTGTGGAACTACGCCAGCGATGCGTGGACTTTCCGCGATCTGCCGAACATACGTTCGATGTGCGTCGGCCCTGCCATCGGCGGTGGCGGCAGCGGCACAGGCGCGACTTGGAATGACCTGAATGTCGAGTGGGACAGCTGGTCGGCCCTGTGGACTGACCTCGGCGCTGACACACAAGCGCGCAACACACGATTGTTTTCAGCCAACTACGGCGCGTCAAAGATACAGGCGCTAAACGAGACGTTTGGTGCATCCGGCGTGGCGTATACGTCGTTCGTCGAGACAACCAAGATCGACATGGATCAGGTGCTTCAGCGCCCGACAGAGCGTGTCCTTCAGATCAAACGCATCCTGCCACAGATAAAAGGCACTGGCACAGTTACTTTCCAAGTCGGCTCGTCGCCCAGCCCCCAAGGGCCGGTGACGTGGAAGACTACGAAAGAATACAACGTCGAAACCGACTATAAGATCGATACCCGCGTTTCTGGCCGTTATCTTGCATTAAGGATTGAATCTTCATCCGTTGCAGGGTATTGGCAGTTGGGTGGATTTGATTTGGATGTAGAAGAGGTAGCAGAGCGGTGAGTTACAGCCCTGCACCAACTCTCGCCAAAACGGTCGAAGACTTGCGCCGCTGGGCGACACTTGAACTTCAACGTGTCTCAGACAGCTTCAGGGCCGCGCAAACACCAACGATCCCCGTTCTCTTTGAAGCTCCGGCTAAACCCCTCACCGGCCAACTGGCCCTCGCGGATGGAACTTCATGGAATCCAGGCTCCGGTCGGGGGCTTTATTACTTCGATGGTTCTTGGAAATTCATTGCGTAGGATACGAATATGGCATTAGCTAGTCTTGGTTTTAACTCATCACGAAGCAACAACGTCTCGTCAGGCGCGACTGCTGGCTATGATCTCGGCGAGAACATTAGCCAAAGCGCCTCGCAGCAGGGATCAAACGCTGTCAGCAGCGGTTTTAACGCCTCGCAGTCGCAGCAGAACGTCTATGGCGCCCAAGACCCATATCTACGGGACATCTATGCCCAAGCGAGCAACCTGTATAACAATGGCAGTTTGCCGAACCAACAAGTCGCGGGCATCGACCCAAGGATGTACGCGAACTCTGGCTTCGCCACAGGGGGCGGCAGCGACATATACCAACAACAACTCCAGCAGTCGTTAGCCAACACGCAGGGTTTCGGCAACGCGAGCAACACAGCCAACCGGATGTCGAGCGGCAACGTCTACAGCGCGCCGACGAACCGTGGCATCGATATGCAGACGGCGGCGCAGGCGTCGTACAACCCGTACCTTAACGGACAGATCGACGCGGCAAGCCGCGACGTTACTCGTAACCTGTACGAAAACGACTTGACCGGCAACGCTGGGCTGGCGGCTGGCACTGGCAACAGCGGCTCCAGCCGCCGTGCGGTGATGGACGCCATCGCCATGCGGGGCGCTGGCGACCGCGTAGCCGATATCTCGTCCAACTTGCGGGGCCAAGCGTACAACACCGGCCTAGGCATCGCGGCGCAGCAGGGCTTGGCGAACCAGACAGCCCAACTTAACACCAACACTGTCAACGCCAATCTCATGGGCCAAGGCGCGAACTTGAACTACAACATCGGCCAGTCAGGCCAAGCCGGTATGCGCGATGCCTACAACACGGGCGCAAACAACGCCAACATGGTCACTGATACTGGTGGGATGGTGCGTCAGTACCAGCAGCAGCTGCTCGACGCCAACTACAACAACGCGATGAACCCGTACAACTCGTTGCGGATGTACCAGTCGTTCCTCGGCGATCCTACCGTGCTGTCAAATTCGAACAGCATCGGCCTCGACAATTCACGCAGCAGCAGCTTCGGCAACAGCACAAACAACAGCTACGGCTACAACATGGGCGCGAACATGGGGTCGAACTCGGCCACGGGTAGCTCCAGGTCGTTTGGCGCGAACGCGGGCTTTGGGACAGGAAGCTGATATGTCAAGTTTGTTTGATAACATAATGCGGAGTCTCAACACGCCGGCATCGCGTCAAGGCTCCGGCACGACCGCCGCGCCGCAGGCGATGCCACAGAACGTGTCGTCTATTTTCGACTTGATACGACCGCCGCAGCAGGCGCAGTTCAACGTGCAAGAAGCGCAAGGCACCAAGCCGAAGAATTACCAGCCGACATCTATATCGATGACGGGCATTCCGGTGGCGTCTGTCTTCGGCCTCCCTGGCGCGTCGGCTATGCCGCAGGACGTGTTCACGGTGACACCGGCCAGTGGCACTAAGGCTAAAAATTATCGGCCAACGCAGATCAGCATGAACGCACCCTCTCTCGCCGGCCCAGCCGCGATGCAGCAGATGCTGGCGATGATGCAAAACACAAGCGCGACACCGTTCGCGCCTTACGGGCAGGGGTGACAGATGGCTGTTAATTTCCAACGCAGGAATATCGGCGTACTGGCCGACATCCCGACTTTTGAAGACGTCGGGCGCAGTTCGTATGTGGATTACGCCGCCGAGGGGGCGCGACAGGCACCGGCTGCCATGCGCCAAGAAGTGGCCGCAGCGGACGCAGCGCCGGCTCCAATCAACCCTGATGACTACGAGGCTCGCGCCCGTGCTGCGCTAGCGCAGATGGAAAAAGTGGCGCTCCAACAGAAGAAAGCGGCTGGCAATCCACTGAATGTAGCGGGGTCCATTCTCGGTGGTGTCGTCGGCCTGCCGTTCAGCCTTCTGGAGAACGCTATAGGTGGTGGAAACAACGACCTTACCGCCCCGTTCCGGCCCAAGCAGAACGCCGAAACGCGATACCAAAATTCACTGGCTGCAATTGGCGAACGTCGCGCAGAGTTCGAAAAGGACTTAGCCAGTGTGCGTTCAAGCAACGCCACCGCGCTTAGGACCGCAACGGGATTGGGCCGCGAAGAAGACCAAGCCGGCATAAACCAAATCGGCCAAGTGGCATCATCCATGCTGTACATGGACGACGCGGCGAAGGCACAGCGTATACCTGTCCTACAGTCCATCGCCAAGCGGTACCCAGGCACGGCGACTTACGTTCAGGACATTATCGACAACGGCTTCAACCCCGCGGTACTGGCCACCTACGGCTCCCTGTCCACAGATGAAGGCGCTCGTCAGCGTTCTAACGAGTTTCTGTACGGCACTAAGACAGTCCCTACAGGCGATGGCACCGCGGTGGTGCTTGCTTCTCGCCCTGACGTAGCGCCACAGGTCATAGACCGCAGTTCGCCGGATGCAGCAAACCGCACCATACGCGGCCTACCGCTGCTCACTGGCAGCGGTATACGGCCTGCGCCGCCCGTAACGCCCGTCACGACCGTAGAGCCGACGATGCAAAACACGCCACGGCCAGAACTCGGCCCTGACGGTATTCCTCGGTATTTGACGCAAGCGCAATACTCTGTTTACAGCAAAGAATTAGGCAAAGAGAAAACAGACGCTTGGATTAAGAACTACAACATTGTAGTAGAGCAGCCACAGGGCCAGCCCGCTGCACCGTCAAGGGACGCAGTCGACGCTGAACTTCGCAAGCGGGGATTAATAAAGTAATGCAAGACCTTACACAACTGTCCGACGAAGAACTCCTCCGCATGAGTGGCCGCGCCGCGCCCGCTGCTCCGCCATCTGCGACCCTCCCGCGTTCGATGACAACGGATATCCAAAACAAAGGGCGGTTGGCAGACACCACTGGCAAGAATATCAACAACCAAGTCGACGCCGCCTCGGCTCCGGCGGTTGTGGATTCGGCTTTTGCCAATGCGTACAAGACAAAGCTTGAAGCTGGCGAAATCAAACGTCGCGCGGATCAGATGGGCTTGACGCCGGAAAAGTACGCCGAATACCGCGACGGTATGCTCCAGTTACCACGGATGCAGGCGATATTGGAAAACCTTCAAGTCCGCAACAAGCGCGATTTCCAAGGCATGAACCCGCTTGAGTACCTACCTCTGTCGCGGAACACATCGTTCGATTCAGTTTCTCAGGGTCTATATGGCCCTGTAAAAGCGGCGCAAGGCTTAACGTCTGGCGAACTTAACGCGGCTATGGAACAGAAGACAAACATTGGTTTGTTGCTGCCATCGGCAAGTGATCTGGACGCAACAAGGGAATCGAAAATCCAAAGTTTGGAAAGGGATTTGCGCGCTGGCGTTGCGCGGGGCCAGAACTACGGCTTCCGTTGGCCGACGACTTATGCGTTTGAGGTCGAAGACCCAGACAAAATGTTGCCGCCAGAAAAAGAACAGCAAGTGTCGGACACTTTGTTCGATCCGGAGCTCGACGCTCGCCAAGCCGCGCTAAAGGTTTTTGAGATTGCTTCCCCAGGCGTAAAGCCGTCTGAAGAAGATATCGCAAATACAGTCGGTTACGTCGAACGTGTCCGCGAAGAGATGAGCAAGGACGGCGCCCTCTGGGGTGGCATCATTTATCGTGTCCCCGAAGCGGTGAAGAACGACAAGCCAGCCGCGTCGATGACGGACAATTTCCTAAGCGGCGTCGGCGACATTGTTAAAGGACTAGGCGACACTGTTGGGATAGTTAACAACCCACTGAACGCTACCGTCAACGCTGTGCTGGGTACTAACTTGTCGACCGATACCGGCAGGCTAATGCGCGATGCGACCGGCCTGCCCGACATCAGCAGCCCGTATGCAAAGGCCATCAACGAAGGCGGCGCTAGCGCGTTGGGTTTTACAGGCTTGGCGAAGACAGGCACCAAATTTGCCACGGGGTTGACCGAAAAAGCTTTGAAGCAGTTGTCGGCCACGCCGCTGACCGATATGTTTACAGGGGCCGTGAGCAACACCGCGGCTGAAGTCGTTCGCCAAGAAGGCGGTGGCCCACTGGCTCAGTTCATGGCTGCGCTCACCGCTGGTATTCCGGCCTACGCGACTGGCCGCGCGACCAACAGCGTTGTAAACCCTGCCACGAAGACAGCAGCGGGGCAGGCAGCCGAGCGCCAAGGCATTTTGATGATGCCAGCCGACGCTGGAGGCCCGATGACGCGGCGCGTAACAGGAGGCATGGCGCAGTTTCCGTTCAGCGCAAATCCCATCCTTGAAGGCGCAGACGCATCGGTTAAATCAGCTAGGGATGCGGTCAACCGCAACGTCAACAATCTCGGTGGCGTATTGAGCGAAGTTGAAGCAGGCAATCTGGTCGCTAAGACTGGCGAAAACGTGCTGGCGGATAAAATCGTCAAAGCGGATACGATGATCAATGACGTCAACAACAAAGCACAAGGCATAGCCATAGCGCCAACGAAGGCGCTTAAGGTCGTTGACGACGAGATTGACCGGCTAAACCGTAACCCGAAGACCAACGCCGCGGCTATCGCAGAGTTGGAAAACTATCGTGCCGATATCGTAGGCGGATCGGTTTTGCAGGGTATCCGCGATCTTAAAACGAGCCTTAGCTCCAAAAGCTTTGATGGCAAACTTCGCAGCACCACGGACCAAGCGCGTAACGGACGTATTGCGGAGGCGCTTGACGCAGACATCGAAACGTCGCTGGCTGCGGCGCCCGACGCGCTGGATGCGTATCGTAAGTTCAACAGCTTCTACAAAGAACGCGCTGGCGTCCTTGAACAGTTCGACTCTCTGATCGGCACCGGCAAGTCTGGTGAAGTGCTATTGAAAGACATTGAGAGCCTTGGCCGTGGCAACAAAGGCGGCGTCGAGATGCTGCGGACTGTGTTTGGTGAAATGAAGCCAGCAGAGGCCAGTCAGCTGCGCGCCACGCTTGTGGATCGCCTTGGTCGCCAGCAGAACGGCAGTGACTTCAGCGCCTCCACCTTTTTCACCAATTACGGTGAAAAGATGACCAACGACACCAAGGATGCGATGTTCGGCACTTCTGGCCTTCGGCGCAACCTTGACGAGATTGCGACTGTTGCCAAAGAGATGCAGGCAGCGGGCCGGTTTGCTAACACCAGCAACAGCGGTGGTTCAGTTAAT